CATCATTGTGTTTGATGAATATTTGAATTATCCAACTTGGCAACAACACGAATTCCGCGCTTGGCAAGAACAGCAAATACCCTACGAATACATCGGCAGAGTCGCGGGCGGAAATTACCAACCTGTAGCAGTGAGAGTATTATGATCCCAGAACAATTACAACGCGAATATCAAGAATATTATCTGCGCAACCGGCCCAGAACTAGAAGATTTGCTTGGCTGCGCCAATGGTTGAGATCATGGTTGAATTGATCCTGAAAAGATCCTGACAAGATCCTGGCACAACACCTTGACATTCTGCCCGAAAAGTGCTATAATAAACACATGAACAGCAAAACACCTACCAACATGACAACTATTCGAGTTTATTTGAAGCAAACACCAGAAGTGTTTGTAGATGTGGTTACCCGCCCAGATCAAGTGCGTGCCAAACTCAAAGGCATTCGACGCGATATCAATCATCAAAAGTTTGCTCGTTGGGCGCCATTTGCAGGCCACACACAAGGTGATGAACACAGTGAAGGTGGTTACATGTGTAAAATCATTGCAGGTGAATAATATGACAAGACAATGGCGTTTCGAATTTGTAGATTACATTGGCTACAACTATGATTCAGATGGCATACCTGTCAGGGAAAAGATCTATGAAGGTGCTACTCCTTGGGCCGCTCTAAGAGAATTCCGTAGAGAATATCCCTTGTATGAAGTTGAAAGTATTCAACTGGATGCAGATTCTGCTTGATCCAGTCTGGGCCTACCGCGGGCCCGTTTGACCAAGCCATCTGTGCCAAACTTCTTGCGTATGTTGGCCAAAGTTTGTCTTGATACCGAATACTTGACGCAGATCTGTTCCACAGTCAAAAAGCCGCGTAGGATATCATCGTGTATGATGGCATGATCCAAGCCACGGGGACCACGACGATGCGGATCTGGTTGTTCTTCTTGCACAGGCGGTCTAACCCTAGGCACATGCTGATATAGGCGGCCCGAATAACAAGTGTTCCAGGCCAAAGCACTTAGTGTGTAATCAGCAACAAATGCATCGGGATCAGCCACACTCACAATGACCACAGCAATGGGTTCAATGGGCCAATACGCAACAATGCCCCAGGGCACAGAATCTATAGCCCGCCGAATATTCACTGAGTCATCGCGGCGAAATATCAAACCAGCACGAACCCATGCTTCATCTGCAAAAGGATCTCCATGAACATCGGCCGCAGTAGCAGCCATACAACTGCGACGAAACCATGCTCGGGGTGTTCCGTATCGTCGTCTTAGAGTGTTTGCATCAGTGCCAGCCAAATCATGCCAGCGATCGTTTTGAGTAGTCATGCGTATATTTACGGATACGCTGAGTCAGGCCGTGTATTATCGTCGTGCCAATTGACTGGTATCAATAATAAGGCTTTCACCGGATTGATTTACCAATGTTCTAGCCAATTCAGCTTCATGTGCCAGTCTACGCTGTTCTTGTTCTGACTCCATTTCAGCCTGTGCTTGTGCAGTCAAAGCAAGATATTCTTCGGTAAAGCGACCATCCACTATCCAACCACGCATGACACAGTTGACTAGGCCATGTATGTTGGTGTCATTGAAGTTCTTCATTAGGTCTTTTACTGCCAATTCCAATTTCAGCAATTTGGTGGTGGCCACATCATTGGTGCGGCGATTACTATTCTTTCCCATGACTATTCCTTGTTGTTAGTAGAGTATTTATCGTAGATTGCTTTGAATAAATAAATGTATTGAAAAAGGAATTTTATGGCATTGACATACACACCCGGCAAGAATGCACCAGGAGCAGGTAGGCCCCGAGGTTCGACCAACAAACTCACAATTGAAACTGTGCTACGCAGTATCGACAACACTTGTGGTAGACCATTCTCAGAACTCTTGGCCGAAGGCTACTACAAGGCCATAGTGGACGATGATCGTAGACTACGCTTTGAATATGAAAGAATGTTTTTGGCCAAAGTTGTTGCTGATAGACTGGATGTTGATGTCACAGACACAGCAGACATAGTACAGGCCAAACAAGCTGCCTTTGCAGAAGCCATTGCGCATTTAAGTCAATTGGCAAAACCTGCGTTACCAGCCGCAGACCTTGTGATAGATCAGGACTAAATAATATTATGCCTTTAATCAAATCAACCTCAAAATCAGCGTTCACCAAGAACATCAAGAAAGAAATTGCCGCGGGGAAGCCCCCTAAGCAGGCCGTGGCCATTGCGTATGCAACAAAACGCAGTGCCGGTGGCAAAACTTCTAAGGCAGCAACCCCCAAATCCAAAGGAAAAATGAAATGAAGACAACAAGCACAGGCTACAACGATAGCATTGATGTTCCAGGCCCTGATGAAAAAGGTTATAGCCGCATAGCCAATCCCTATGCTGGTAACCAAAGCGGTCAAAAGCCAAAAGAAAACTATGGTCGTGGCCCTACTGTGGGCAATCATGATACACGCACAGCCGGCCCTACCGGCAATGGCGTAAAAGTACATTACAACAGTGACAGTATCAACATGGGTCGTGGTCCAACCAATCCAGGTTCAACTAGACCATTTGCTCCCAATGCCAAACAAAATTACCGCGGCAACCCTGACATGATCAATGTGGGCCGCGGCCCAACCAAAGGGAACATGTGCGAATGAAAACTACTCCTACACATTGGATTGCTGGCGCTATCAAACATCCTGGCGCCCTGCACAAAGAACTTGGCGTGCCCATGGGCAAGAAGATTCCAGCCAAGAAGTTGGCAAAGGCCGCAAAGGCTCCCGGCGTAGAAGGCAAGCGGGCCCGTCTAGCCGAAACACTACGAGGATTTAAGAAATAATCATGGCAACAAGTACAAACCCACAAAGCCGCGCTTACCCTAAAGCGGGCGCAAATACAACTAGAGCAAAGGTTGTCAGCAACCTAGGCGCTACCGTAGAAGCCAAACCGGGCTTGAAGAATGTCAATGTTTCGCGTGGCCCAACCACCGGCAACATGGGCATGCCTGACAAGCGTCGGGCTTTTATGGACAAGAAGTCAGAGTCTGGCACCTTAGCCGATTCGATCAATGCTGCCTATGCTGCCAGAACAATGCCTCCTAAGACCAATCCGGCTCTAGAAGGCGTTGAAATGACAGTGGCTCCACGCAAGCGCAGTCGTTAAACTATAAACGGTTCCGGAGCTGTCTGTTAACAGCTCCAATTCGTATTACAATTTGAAAGGAAACGAAATGAAGAACACTAAAGCCCCCACACCCGATGTTTGGAATGAATCCACTAGCGATTCATTATTGAGTGATGTAGCACAAGCTGCCACCATCGCTGCCAAGCCCTTACTGAAACCCCAAGTACCTGAAGCTGAAAGTCAGTACGACATGGAAGGTCTCATGACAGACTTTCCCACTGCCACTGAACTGCAAAAGTTTGTGTATGATGAAACCGGCATTGCCTTACAACTCAAAGGTCGTGCCAACAAGCTAAAGTATCAAGTGGCCATGGATGTGCTGAATGGCGCCAAGGTAGGTGCTGAGTTTATCAGCAAAGACAATCCTTACTTGGACAAGAATGACCTAGTGCCCACAGAAGACATTCGTGTATTGCCTCCAAGAGATGCCGGCTTGCCCAGTCTAGGTGAAGTACAAAACTTGTTCCACACAGCTGGCATTCCACATCCTGATCCAGAAATGCGAGCCGGTGGTGAGCGTGTGAGTGTTTGCTTTCGCAAGTATTTAAATGGCGTTATCACATACGAGATCGAAGGTCCACTTTGCCAAAAGGAAATGGGACAGAAGATTGACAAGTATGGACGCAACCGCCCTGAGTATATCAAATGGATCGATCCACGCACACCTGAGCTGATGATTGTTCGTGCAGATGGTACCACAACTCCTACTGGACAAAAACTGCGTGCCTTGTTAAAGAGTCAACCTGTTAACAAAAGTTCAGTGTGGGAAACATGGGTAGACCGTGACTTTGCATACTTGCAGCAAGAGAGCCTAGACAACCCATGGGGCGCTGAATAATGAGAGATATCCGCGAAGTCAATGAACAAGCTGCCAGAGCAGTCGCGGATGTCAAGATCATGCAGAAGGTCAATGCTGTACACAGAGAAGCCTTTCGTGAAAAGTTTCCTGGTCAAGTGGAGCATTGCCTTCGCTTGGTCATGGAACGCTTGCATGCCGGCCTTGACAAGCGCGATGGCGTTGATGTTGCAGACCCTGCTACATGGCGTCTAAGCACAGTGGAAATTGCCGAGCTCACTCAAGCCGCGCAAAGTCTGCATGCCATTCAAAAACAATTATAAATGCTAGATCCCAATGTTCGTATGCGCAGAGCAGTGCGATGGTGCGCTGACCAATCTGGCTACCAATTGGACACCTTGTGGACCATGCCCACCGAAGTCAAAGAGCAGTTTCAAGACTGGGTCATTACTGTGGCCGAGGACATGGAATACAATGCTCTCAAATACTTTAGGCCATTTGATCATCAAGTAAAGTTTTTCCAAACAGGTACCAGTAGTCGTAGAGGCATCTTGGCTGCTAACCGAATTGGTAAAACTGTAAGCACATGTCAAGAGTGTGCATATCATCTTACCGGCTTGTATCCTGAGTGGTGGCCAGCTGAAGCCAAACGATTCGCCAAACCCACAACATGGTTTGTGGCCGGCGAAGGTTGGGAACAGGTTGCCCGTGTCCTGCAGGATGAATTGCTGGGCACCAAAGATATCAAGATTGTCGGTCACCTAGGCACTGGTGCCATTCCCAGATCATGCATTGTAACAGAAACCATGCGCAATGATGGCGCCAATGTGATTGGCGTTGAGATACGACATGTGTCAGGCACCAATAGCTACTTGTTGTTTGGTAACTACACACAGGAAGTTAGAAACTTGCAGGGTTTCAAATTGGATGGCGTTATATTTGATGAGCAGCCACCGGATGATATCTTCAGTGAACTTGTGACTCGAACTGCCACAACACAGGGCATGGTGCTTTGTTCATTTACGCCGCTCAAAGGCCTAAACGGTCTAGTGTCAAAGTTCTGGAACCTGGAATCGGGCTATGATCACATTAGAGTGTCATGGGATGATGTGCCAGAATACGATCCCTGGGGTGAACCATTCTTGCTGTATGAAACTCGCCTGCAACTGGAACGCGATTACTTGCCACACGAGCGTGATGCTAGAAAACATGGTAAACCGGTCATGGGCAAGGGTGCAATTTTTAGCATACCCAATTGGCCACTTTATAAGACTGGAGACTTTGACTTCAAAGCCATGAACAACATCTCGCGCATTATTGCACTAGACTTGGGCTTGGTCAATGATGCCACTGTCATCAGCCTTATGTACTACAATGATAGAGAACAAGAAGCATGGTTACACAGCCAAATTGTAGTACGGGGCACCGAAGAAGCCAATCCCATGACTTGGATACAGCACCTAATGCGGCCTGAAGTGTTTGGCACTCCTATTGTGCTGCCACCGGATGCCAGTACC